TACCGAACACTAGAAAGCCTACAAAAAGAGGTAACCTATGCAGGCCGATACCGCAATGCCGACCCAATCGGCACCCCAAGTATCCCCGACCCAACCGATCAGTTACGGGGCTCCGGTGGCGCAGACGGCGGCACAAGCACCGTCGGTTTCAACGAATTCCCAATGGGTGGCGCCTTACCAGCAAGCGGTGGCCCCAGCCCCGCAAATGCAGGCCCAGATGGGGGTGAGCGCCTACCAATCAGCCCCTACAGCGTCGTACCCCCAAGCGTACCAGGCTCCCCAACCAGCGGAGAACCCTTACAAGGAGGCGTTCAACAAGGTGGTGGGGCTCCTGAGTTCGCCCGTCCAATTCCCATTCCAGGGTCAACAGTCGACGCTGAGCCAGCAAGTCGAACAGGCCAATTACGCTTCCCAAGTGGCTCCCCAATACAGCAACGCGGGGATGCCGACCTCTATGCCTGGGATCAACAGCAACCAGGCCTACTCCAACGGTTATTCCCAAACCTCTCCGGAAATAACGGTGGAGCAACTCCGGGCAAACGGAGTAAGTGAAGCAAGTATTGAGATTGTTGATTACTTTGGTCTTGAGACCCCTCAAATCCTCAATACCTATGCCTGCCAACTGGAAGACGCTCTGATTGTCACCAACAATCAATTAGCTGAAGCCATCGGTCTGCTGCAAGAACTGTCTACCGAGCACAAAGCTTACGAGACGATTCTCACCGATCCCGATGTGTTGGCTGACTACACCTGTGAATTCTTCGGCGAAAACGGTCCTTATCCGATTCCCGATGAAGAAATTGGTTACGCTCAGCAAGCCCCTCAGCCTGTTGGTGTCCAGTATCAACGTCCCCAAGCTCCTCAGCGTCCCGAGATGCCCCTTCCCCCTCAGCCCCAGGCTCAGGGGAACCCCATGGATTTCTGGAACAGCTTTGGCAACCTGGCCGATCGCGATCCCTCTAACGCTTGGCGCTATCTGAATGCAGCCCAAGCAAATCCTGAAGTATTCCGCCAGAAACTCCTGGTTATGGAATGATAATCGGAAAAAATCCGATTATCCGTCTGTTTTTGAACAAATTAACTAAACGTAGAATAAGGGGTAGCAAACGCTGCCCCCTTTTTATTTAAAAAGGATTCATTATGGCATCAAAAAAAGCAAGTGCTGGGGAAAAGGCTGCTCAGTTTCTCGCAAGTTTTGGAACCGCTGGTGGCCCCATCGGTTCTCCCTCACTTGTGTCCTTTGGCGCCGGTGATGTAAATCAACAATTAGCTCAAGGCAATAGCGACGAGTACGCTGCAATCCGGATGCGCGGTGTACCTGTAATTGGCGATCCCAACATTCCACAGTCGCAAATGCCCCAGGATTTAGATTCGGCGTATTTGAAATTAAATCTCCCCGGCTCACCGCTCCCGAGAAATGGTTTACTGGCGCCAAAATTTATAGATGCTGCGGAATATACACAAGACGCCATTATTGCTAATGAACAAATGTTCATGATGCAAAATTTGCCTATTCGTGGCCAACTACCGATGGGCATTCAACTTCCCATGCCTCAAAAAAAGGGTCGCCGTTGATGGACAAAGGTAAAGCTAAAAAAGCAGTAAAAAAATCTACTGTTCATAAAAAACAATCTGAAGCCCTGGCAGCCGATCAAGCGCTAGCCATGCAAATGCAAACTGGTCTGCTGGATCCTGAGGTTCAGGCTGCTCAGGTTGATTTACAACCTGCGGATGGCTACGTGAATCCATATCATGCTATGGGTCAAATGGCTCCCATTTCTTATGCACCTGGCAACATGCTGGGTGGATATAACTACCCAGTGTTTGTAAATCCCGAAGCTTAAATAATCGGGATTGATAAACTATTGCTATAATTTTTTCAATGGAACCAACAGTTCCAGAGTTAAACAGCTTTGGCTGTTGTGTTTGAAGCTATCCGGCTTCAGGTATCAGCTTATCCTGTGCTGAGAAACCAACATGTTTATTGATAACGATTTCCCTAAGCTGTTGGGTGCGGAGCTGTACCGCCCCCATCCGGCTTATATCGTGGAGATGGCTTGCGAGCCCGTAGTTGTCCACGACTTCACCAAACAGCCGGGTCAAACCGTTCAGCTGGACCGTTACCGCTTCTGGGGTAACCCCGGCACCAAGACCAACCGTGAGCGTACCCAGGATCAAACCATCGGTACCGCTAACAGCCGGTCTATTGTGAAGGACAAGGTGCTTGTGTCTCTTCGTGAGTACACCGGCCCTGCTGACCCGAATAACGCCAACCTCCCGAGCACCTTCAAGATTGCTCGCGAGACCCTGATGACCGCTCAGCGCCTGCTGCTGGACACCGGGAACCTGAATATGTTCCACCAGTCCATCGGCTCGCTGACCCTCCTCGATGATTACCGCCGCTGGCGCGACCGCGTCTTCATCGACGAACTGTTCAAGTCTGAGTCCCGTGGTGCTGCTTCCGACACCCAAGGTGGTTACTACTACCCCAACGGTCACACGAAGACCAACTCCACTACCCTCAGCACCTACACCGCGACTGAGTACGCTTCTGAGCGTTTCAAGTTCAACGTGAAGACCGACCTTCTTGAGGTGGTTAAGCAGCTGCGCAAGCGTAACGTGCCCGTCTTTGCTGACGGTTACTACCGCTGTATCGCTGACCCCTCCTTCATGAAGGATCTGCGTGCTGATCAGGGCTTCCGTGAGGTCGCTCGTTACCCCGGTTCCGGGATGGCGAACCCCCTGATGGGCAACATGAACCCCAACGCCGCTATTTACGGCGGTGGTCAGTACGGTCAGGCTCAGTTTGTGGCTGGCGAACCCGTGATGCCTTCCGGCTTTGTGTTTGAAGGTGTGCGGTTCTTCGAGTCGACCAACTTCCCCAGCAAGTCCATCACTGTGAACATCAACGATGGCGATGGTTCTGTGTCTCACGACACCCCTGCTGGTCTGTTCTTCGGCCCTCAAGCTGTTGGCGTGGGCATCGGCGGTCCCAACGCTCAAGTGCTGATTAATAACAACGACGACTTCAGCCGCTTTATCATTCTGATTTGGCAGCTGTACGCCGGTTTCGCGAACCTGAACAAGGACTTCGTGACCACTGCCTTTACCATCGTTGAGTGATAAAGGAGGTAACTAACTAATGGCTGCTTACAAAGAAGAAGCCGGTGCAATCCTGCAACCCGGTAATCAGATTAACCGCCTGTCCTCCTACAACACCGAAGGTGTGTATGGCTGGCCCGGTGTTGAGGCCTTTGAACTGGTCGGCTACATCAAAATCGATAACCTCGCTGCTGATAAGGCCAACTACAAGAGCTTTAACATCACGATTCCCTCCCCCGATCGTCGCCCGGATGATCGCGTCCGCGATAACCGCACCTCCCTGGTGGTGCAGGCTAGCGCTGATCGCCCTGCTTACATCTACGGCGCTTCTATCGCCCTGGCTCAAGACATCCCTTCTGGTGGTCTGGCTGGTTTCCCCGCCTCCCCTGTGACCTGTGGTCTGCAGGGCACCGACACCGAAGTGCTGCTTCTGGGTCCCGACAACAGCGGCTCCCCCTACGGTATTCCTTCCAGCCAACTGCAAGGTTACTCGGCCGCTAGCTCCTACCTGACCATCGGTTCTACCGGTGTGGCCCAAGGTACCAGTGCCGTCGCTCCCGCTGGCTTCCCGTTCCTGAACGTGGTTGCCGCCGCTACCACTGATACTTCGGCGGCTAAGCTGGTGACCTTTGCCGACCAAATGTGTCTGAAGGTGACCGGCGATACCACCTACAAGGTGTACAACCTGAATGCCATCACCAACACCAGCGTTACTGGTGACGGTGTGAACATCAGTGCCGATGATTCTACCGCTGGCAAAGCTGCATACCTGCTGTGCCGCGTTAATTACCTGCGTCCGGCTGCTGCCGTGTCCTGGAACGACATTCAAGGTTTCGTTGACTTTGCCTCCCAAGTGGGCGGCACTGACAGCTGATCTCTTGATACATACCACAGGGGGCTCCTCGGAGCCCCTTTTTTTATGTCAGGTTGAAACTGTAAGTTAAGTTTGTTAGGCTAATCGGAGAAGTAATTTACAACAATGCTGTACCAATACCGGATCACCGGGGGCCTGGTCGAGATGGTTTCCAAGCATGGCGATGGAATCGTCATGTGTCTCGATTCACAGGATGAGGTTCTTTATGTTGAAGAAGCAGATTTAATTCCTCATCTGGAGGCGACAACCGAACAAATTAAAACTGAAGAACGGTTGACGGCTCAATTGGAAGCAGAAGGGGTCAAGCCTGCTGTGCCCACTAAAAAAGAAACATTTCCTCTTGATACCCGTATCAATATCAATACTGCAAGTGCACGTCAAATCGCAGATTCTCTCCCTGGAGTAGGCCTGAAGACCGCTCGCGATATTAAAGATCTTCAGTTGACTTTACCCGGCGAAAAGTTTCAGCGTCTCGAACAATTGAAATCAATCAAACGGATTGATTGGGATGAAATTTTCAAGGAAAACCTAGTTCGCGTCGAGTAATTATTTGCGCGTGCTAGGGTGTTATTAGACACAAACAAGAGATTGTGTCTGTAACGCATTTCTTTTGAGTAATGCAATTAGATAGCTTTCTCAAATCTAAAGTCCGTTGGCACCTAGGCTATAACACGACGTCTATACCGGCAGGTGACTTGGCGCGTCTTGAGGAAGCTGTCAGCAACATTCCAGATTCGTTCTGGTATTCAAAAATTGTCGAACAGATCAGTCGGTGTGACGAAGCTGAAAAGCGCACCGACATGACTGGCAGCGTGAACAATAACACAGTCCCTCGCAGTCGCATTGAGAGTATAGCCGGTGACGTTGATCGAACGATTGCAACTTCTGATTTTAAGGACACGCTGAAAACTTGGACGGCAATTTATTTATACGAGACGGATCGATTAGCCCTACATCTTTATGTCCCCAATTACCGAAATCCCGAGCAAGCTCGGTATCGGTTCAATCGGGAGGGTGCTGAATTTATTCAGGCTCTCCCAGGCCCTGCCGACGTTGCTGTCGGTACTCGCCTTATGCTTTCAACCGATTTCCGTTGACGCCAAAGTTAGAACCATGAGTCAACTTAGTGCTCAACAAATTGCATCCCTGCTTCAGCAACAGGGTGTAGCAAAAGAGAAGATTCCCACAATGACCGCTATTGCTTTGGCGGAGTCCAGTGGTCGCCCCCAAGCATACAATCCAACCGGCTTGGATAAATCATATGGATTATTCCAAGTCAATATGTACGGTGGCTTGGGTCCGGCAAGAATGAAACAATTTGGCTTGCAAAGCGAAAAAGAATTGTTTGATCCTCAAACCAATGTTCGCGCTGCAAAACAAATTTTAAATAGTCAAGGTTTAGGTGCGTGGTCAGTTTATAAAAGCGGTAAATATAAAGAATTTTTACCGCAAGCTCAACAGGCTACAGCAACTCTTGGACAACAAACACCTGAAACAACTAAAGAAACCAAGGGTGGCCGTACAGTTATTATTTACGGCGATCAGGAACCATCTAGAAATCCCAAGGATTATTTAGATGATTACATTATGAATTTGGCATTGGGAGGTGCACCAAAAGTATCCTCTGGAATTGATCCGGCCGCCATTTTGACTTCGGTGTTTAGTCAAAAGCCGAACTATTTATCAGATAACCCATTATGAACGAGTACAATATCGTTGATATTGGCAAAGAACTCCAAAAATATGGGCTGAAGGTCGGAGAAAATCCGGCTTTTGGCCCGGTGGGGAAACACGCTCCCAAGTCTTACCACTATGGTGGACAGGCAATCGATGTCACAGACTGGCGTCCAGATGTATCTCCTGCTTATGAAGGTGGTAAACCAATTGGCTGGAAACAACGTACCGGTGAGCTGGCTTACCGGGCAAAAAAATCTGGTTTATTTACTGAAGCACTTGGTCCTGGCGACAAAGGTCATGAAACTCATGTCCATTTGGCGTTAAAAGATAAAACAAAAGCATCTCCAGAATTGCTTCAATGGATTGCAACCGGTAGATATAAAACTCCGGAAGGCAAATTATCGGATGTAATGCCTGGTGTTGAAACAATGCCAGTTGCACAAGTTGCGAAATCTCCCCAAGCAGCAGGAGATACAATTATTTTTGTGAATAGACAACCAGCTGCTGCAAAAACACAAGATTTTCTTGGATCGTATGTAGAAAGTTTGTTGTCAGGAACACCAAAAGTCCAATCAATGGTAGACCCTGCACAAATTCTGACAGCAGCTTTTTCTCAAACCCCCAATTACATGGTCTGATGAGATTTGCTGCTGTCCCTGGTTACGACAGGAGCTTTCCTGTGACGTATCAAAACCTTTATGGTGACGGAAGTATCACGACTGCAGGATACTCTGATCCCTTTAACTTAAAACAACGTGTTGAACATCAAAATTGTCCGCATGTCATCGCTTACAATGGGATTGAGGAGCCTCGGTTTCAATTAAACAATCCGGCATATTACCGAGAGGTAATTCGTTCCCATTCCGATCCAGTGCCGCCCGTTGCTTTAAGCAGAAACCCCCTACAAAACGATTTATATGGCGTATACAAAACCAGAACTGCGTGAACGTTTAAAGGAGCGCATCAAAGCCGGGTCGAAGGGCGGGAAACCAGGCCAATGGTCTGCCAGGAAAGCCCAACTATTGGCCCAGGCTTATAAAGAACGAGGAGGTGGGTACAAAGGTGAAAAAACAGAAGCACAAAAGTCATTAAAGCGTTGGGGGGAACAAGATTGGATGACTCGTGAAGAATACGAGAAAAAAGACAAATAGAACTAAAATTTAATTAGCATATTTAAAGCGATGTCTAGTATTCCTGTTTTTTCCGATACTATTTTTAATACTGGATCTGCTTTAACTGGTCCAGGAGATGGGAATACCGTGCAGGTGGCGGAAAATGATTTATTTTCGACAAAAGCTTACACATTAATTACAAAAATTGCCTCAATTGATACGAATGTAATTGTTCGTTTAGATGGCAGCATTGATGGCACCAATTTCGCGCCTATTATTGCCAACACCACGTATACGGCAAACGGTAATTATGTCGTTAGTGTTGGCGATCGACCTGTTAAATTTATTAAACCTGTATGGGTCTCTGAATCTGGCGGAACAAATGCAGTAGTTACATTCTTTTTGGCGGCCTCTGCTTGATATGGAACCCAAAGCAATTATCCTATTGAACAAAACTGCTTCCGCAGTTGGCGA